TTCATCCCCGGTGTGTAAGCTTCATAACCGAAATAAGTAACTATACATGGGACACAGACAAGTTTGGAAACAGGCTGAATGTTCCAATAGATGATTTTAACCATCTGATGGATGCCATGAGATATGCACTTGAAGAACATATCACAGGCAACACATGGTTGATATAAGTAAATTACATGCACCTATGCCACGATAGATGCATGTGTCGAGCAGTACGCACTGCGCCTGCACAACTCACTTTTTGACAAGTTTTTGTGGGGTGTGTTGGGGGAAATGTTGTGAACCTCACCCCCGGTGGTAGTGTAGTGCTATCCAGAAAGGCGCAGGTGTCACTGCTTTATATAGATTTTAAGAAAACGTTGAAAGGAATGGTGTAGATTGATGCTGTCAGTCACCGAGATAAAAAGATTTATAGATGAAGACATATCATCAGAAAAAAAGCGGCTGGCGGCGGTCGGTCAGAGATATGCAGAAGGAGATCATGACATTTTAAAGTGTCGATTGTTCTATTACAATGCGGATGGTGAGCTTGTAGAAGATACTACAAGGACAAACATCAAGATTCCGCATCCCTTCTTCATGGAGCTTTCTGAGCAGCTTGCACCATATATGCTTTCATTCAAAGAAAACCCCATCAGGGCAAAGAAAACTGCAGAAGGCTTGCAAGATCACCTTGATAGATACTTTGATGATGCATTCTGGGCTGAAATAAACGAGCTTATAACGGGTGCATACACCAAGGGCTTTGAATACCTTTACAGCTATAAGAAAGGCAATGTGAAGGCAAAAAAGAGCGGTGAAAACAAGCTGATCTTCAAGTGTGCGGATAGCATGGGTGTCATCGAGGTAAGAGAACAAGACACAGATGACCATTGCAAATATATCATCTATTGGTATATTGACCGCATTGAGAAGGGTCGAAAGGAAATCAAGCGCATTCAGGTATGGTCTGAACAGGACACAACCTACTATGTGCAGGATGGAAAGACGGGAAAAATCAATCTTGACAAGTTTGTTGAGATAAACCCCCGTCCTCACGTTGTTTATACCGATGACAACGGAAAGAAAATGGGCTATCCCCTTGGATATATCCCATTTTGGCGCTTGGATAACAACAAGAAGCAGTTTAGTGGTCTAAAGCCTATCAAGGGACTGATTGATGACTATGATCTTCATGCTTGTTCCCTTTCTAATAATCTTGCAGACTTTGATACACCCCTTCATGTAGTTAAAGGCTTTGATGGCCACGGTGAAGAAGGCTTGAAGGAGCTTCAGCAGAACCTTAAGACCAAGAAGATCGTTGGTGTTGATGCCGAGGGTGGCATTGATATTAAAACCGTTGATATTCCCTACGAAGCGAGAAAAGCCAAGCTGGATATTGACGAGAAAGCAATATACAAGTTTGGCATGGGTCTGAACACCTATGGCTTGAAAGATACGAATGCCACAACCAACATGGCTATCAAAACTGCTTATGCAGGCTTGAAAATAAAGGCTGACAGGATTGAAACCCGTCTTCGTGCATTGCTTCATGAATCTATTGTCCCTGTTGTCTTGGAAGACATCAATGAAGAGTATGGCACAGATTATAGGGCTTCTGACGTTTCCTATAACTTTGAGCGTGAAACCATGACCAATGAAACCGAGAATATTCAGAATGCCAAGACGGAAGCGGAAGCAAAGCAAATCCGCATCACTACCATTTTGAATATTGCCGAGAAAATGCCGGATGAACAGATACTTCGTGCGATCTGTGATGAAATGGATTGGGACTATGACGAGCTTGAAGGTGAGATCAAGAAGCTTAAAGAGGAACAGGAGATTGCAAGTGTACAGAAGACACTTGACAACGTTGTTCCCAATGAGGAAGAGCCTGCAGCACAGGTGACAGACCCCACAGAACCGATAATTGCACCGGGAGCTTAAAGGGGTGATTCCCTATGAATAAACGTCAAAAATTAGTCCTAAAGCAATTCCTAAATGATGAAGAAACCGTCATAAAGCGGTTAAAGTCGGTCTATGGTCAAAGCCTAAAAGACATCAATAAAAAGGTCTTTGAGCTGGATTCAAGTATTGTAATGCTTCAAAAAGCCTATGATTCCATAGGTGATGAAATCGGTGACCTTGCCCTTGCCGTTCTTGGCAAAAAAGCAAAGTATATGACCCCGGAACAAGCACAGGAAACGTTGAAGTCCATGCTTCAATCAAAGGTCTATCAAAAGAAATATCAAAAAGCAATTCAAAAACAGGTGGGTGACATCTTTGATAAGATGCAAGAAAAGCAATTCACCACTGTTTCTGAATATCTCCAAGAGTGCTATGAAAATGGCTTTATAGGCACGTTATATGATCTTCAAGGTCAAGACATTCCCCTGTGCTTCCCTATTGATCAGGAGCAAATTGTGAGGGCTGTGCAGCTTGATTCAAAGATTAGCAAGGGGCTTTATTCTCGTTTAGGTGAGGATGTTTCCCTTCTGAAGAAGAAGATTGCAGCACAGATAAGCCGTGGCATTTCTACGGGAATGAGCTATCAACAAATGGCTCAACAATTAGCGAGTGTGTCCAACACAGGCTATAATAATGCCGTTAGAATCGCACGAACCGAGGGACACCGCATTCAATGTCAGGCAGGCATGGATGCTTGCTACAAGGCAAAAGAAAAGGGCGCTAATGTGGTCAAACAATGGGATGCAACCCTTGATGACAGAACCCGTGAAAGCCATGTGGCATGTGATGGAGAGATCAGAGAGCTTGATGAACCATTCAGCAATGGTCTTATGTTCCCCGGTGACCCAAACGGCGGTGCTGCAGAGGTCATAAATTGCCGATGTGCATTACTTCAAAGGGCAAGATGGGCTTTGGATGAATCCGAGCTTGAAACCCTTAAGAAAAGGGCTGAATATTTTGGACTTGATAAGACTGATAGTTTTGAAGATTACAAGAAAAAATATTTAAAAGCGGCTAATTCACAGAAAAATCCAACAAACCCATTGACAAAATCTTCTAATCGTGTTAAAATAAATACGCAATTCTTTGCGGAAAAGGATATTGAAAACCAAGAGTCAGGTTCACTAAAGCGGGCAATGAGGAAATACAAAGAGAAAATTGCCTTGCATCAGGACAAAATCAATGACCCACAGAAATATATTTCTAATTGGGAATCGTTAGATGTTCGTGAGCAACGTGGACTCATAAGGCATTGGCAGAAAGAAATTCAAAACTTCCAAACATCTATTGATGATAGAATTACGGAGTTGAAAAAGAGGGGGGATTATAATGAATGAAGCAACAATTAAATTCATTATTTCAAGAGTGATTGAAAATGCAAATGATTCACTTGAAGAATCAAAGCAGAACCCCAATGATGATTTCAGCAAGGGTCGAAAGTTGGCATATTATGAAATCTTGGACACTATCAAGAGTGAACTTGAAGCAAATGATCAGGATTTGAAAGAATATGGGCTTGATATAGACCTTGAAAAATCCTTTTTATAATAAATAATTTAAAAAAGCACTTTGCAAATAGATGCAGGGTGCTTTTTTCATGCAAATTTTTAAAGGGCTGACCACAAATCAGTCCTTTTTCTATGGAAAAATAAACATAGGAAGGTATAAAAAATGACAATAATTTACGCAAAAACGCAAGACCAAGTCCTAATTGCAACAATATTGCCTAAAGTGGCATGCAATAGTAAAAAGTCGGTCAAGCTGCATGTCGATTTTGATGATACATGGGATGATTACCCTGTCAAACAGGCGGTTTTCACCACATCAAATGACCCTACACCCTACCCTGAAACACTTTCTGCAACGGGAGAATGCACAATTCCCCATGAAGTGCTTGCAAATGAAGGGCGCTTGTTTATCTACGTCAGGGGCATAAATGCAAACACAGGTGCAGAAAAGCCAACCACACCTATTTCATACAAGATCTTGCCCGGAACACCTTCATTGGTTGTTTCTGACCCTACCCCGGATGTATATCAAAGGCTTTTGACATCTCATGCCGTGGAAAAGGCGAGAATTGACAACCTTGCAAAGCTTACAAATGGCAGCACCACAGGGGATGCAGAGCTTACGGACATTCGTGTGGATTTTGAAGGAAAAACGCATGCCACGGCGGGTGCGGCGGTGAGAGAACACACAAAAAAGCTGACAAAGGGCAAATTTGCATTGGCGGTCTTGCTACCTTCAAGCATCGGTGATTATCCGACA